AACGAGGTAATTGTTCCGGAGATCGACACCTATCGGCTGGCAACGCTTGCCGCAAATGCAGGCGGCAGCGCAACCTCTGCCATCACCAAAGATAACGCATACAGCGCGTTTTTAGATGGCAAGAATAACATGATTGAAAATAAGGTCCCGGCAGCAGGCTCTGTTGCTTATGTATCGGCCGCGTTTTTTAAAAACATCAAGCTGGACAGCAGCTTTATACAGGCCAGCGACCTGGCGCAGAACACGCTTATCACCGGTCAGCTGGGCATGGTAGACGGTACGCCGATCATCCCGGTTCCATCTACTTACCTGCCTGAAAACTGCGCCTTTATCATCACTCACCCTGTAGCATGCTGCAGCCCGGTTAAACTTGCCGATTACATGATCCACGACAACCCGCCCGGCATCAACGGCTGGCTTGTAGAAGGTCGCGTTTACTATGATGCTTTCGTACTTTCCAGCAAAGCGAATGCGGTATACGTACATATGATTGCATAGGAGGAAGCTAAATGGAACTTACTAAAAAAGGAAAAAAAGTAACCCTCAAAAGCGATGTTCAGATCGCCGCCTACAAAAAGGCTGGCTGGAGCGAGATAAAAGTGAAAAATCCCAAACCCAAACCTGACGGGGCCAGCGCCGATACTGCGGATAAATGATAACCATCCGGATCACCGGTGCAAGAGAGCTGACAGAAAACTTTCGGCAGCTCTCTTGCAGAAGCCGGGAAACTTTAACTATAGCGCTCAGAACCTCGCTGCGTGATGTCAGGGACAGAGCCCGGTTAAATCATAAGTTCACGACCCGCAGCGGCGAAACAGAGCGCGGGATCGAATATGACCAGACAGGCCCACTATCCGGCGTTATCGGCGTAACAACAAAAATCGGCATCTACCAGCATGAAGGTACCGGCATTTATGGAGCCAAAGGCCGTCCGATAGTAATACGCCCCAAAAATCGCACAGCACTCAGATGGGCGACCGGAGCAGGCTTTGCTTTCGCCAAACGCGTGACGATCCAGGGCATTAAAGGTGACCCTTATCTTTACCGCGCAGCCAGAAAAGAAACTCCGGCTATCAAAGCAAGGTTTGCTGATGCTATCAGAAAGGCGGCAAAAATATGATCTATATTACAGCTGACGATATTACCGATGACATTCTTGTTGTCGATCAAAGTGATATTGACGCGGCAAATGCTTATATAGCATCACTGCAAAATAAATTTGGACTGACCGATAAAGAAATCGCCGTCCCGCTGCCTTATAATATCAAACGCCTGGCCGTAGTCTACGCCTGTTATACTGCCGCACTTGACGCGGTTGGTACTGACGCCACCGAAACGATCGGTGAAAACAGGCAGCGCATCGACATTTACGAGCAAAAACGCAAAGCCTATTATACAGAGCTGACCGCTCTTTCCGGCCTCGTTACCGCCTCTGATTTCACCGGCGCGGTTACAGGCGGGACAGTAAGCGTAAAACTCGGGAGGTCTTAAGATGAGCCGGCGACAAGAAGTAACAGACGCTATTGAGCGCATCTTAAAAGATGAACTGCCGGAAGTACCCTGGACAGTGCTTGTTAAAGGCATAAAGCGTTCCAAGCAAACCGAGGGCACCATCAGCTGCGACGAAGTAAATTTCAGCTTTGACACTAAAGGCAGCAGAAATGCCCGGGCCCTCTACTCTATCAGTGCTATCGCCTCTGGGGACAGCGTCGATATAGATGCCCTGGCAGATAATCTGGACAAAGTGATACTAAATAACCCGACCCTTGATAATTGGGCAACAACAGCCCGGATCACGCAAATATTTTTTGGTGTTGCGCAAGGACGCGAAGAAGCGGGAGCTTTTATTGCCTACCTTGATGTAACCTATGACAGTAATTAACGGAGGTAAAAATGGCAGCACAACGACCAATACGCCCGACAGTAGATAAAAAACTTATGGGCCGCGAGGTACTTGTTTTTTTAGATTACGGCGAGGGCGCGACCTATGCCGATCCGGTATGGTCGCTCATCGGCGGCCAGCGGACTGCAGATTTTAATAATAGCGCCGATGCGATCGACACATCTGATAAAAATTCTAACGGCTACGGCGACAGCGAGCCCGGCATGAAAACGACAGAAATCGCTATGGAACTCATTATCAAACCGAGCGATCCCACGATCGGACAGCTTTACGAAGCTTATGAAAACAACGAGGCTGTCGATATCCTGCGCTGGGTAGATGGCGGACGCAGCACCCGGAACTGGTATTCGATTACAGAGATGAGTGAATCTGCAGCATATGACGATGCATCTATTCTCTCCCTTACACTTACAGGCAAAGGCGAGCCGACAGTCATAGAAGATATGGCTGATCCGCGCGAAAGCGCATAAACGCAGCAGCGGGGATCGCTCCCGCTGCTTTTTATTTAAAGGAGGCAATATAAATGGAAAGCAAAGCAAGACGTACTGTAGACATCAACATCTTTGGCCGCGAACATCAGCTGAAATTCACAATAAACGCCCTGGAAATGCTGGAAGCAACCACAGATGATAGAAGTATTACCGTCACAGCCACAAAACCGGTATGGTCCATGAAAGATATAATCTCAGGACTACACGCCGGGTTAAAATGGCAGCTGCCGAAACTGACACGCGATCAGGTAAAAGATGGCGTCCAGGCGCTTTTGCGTGAAACGTCCATATTTGAAATCCAGAGCCTTATTACAGCCGCTATCGGCCTTTCCGGACTGGTGTTTGGCGATGCAGCGAGAAGCCCGTTTGCTGATATTCTTTCAGAGGAAACAGATAACTCCGCCGAAGGTGAAACCGAAAAAAAGTAACCCGCATCACGCACTGGCTGGACCGTTGCCTTTGGACGGGCTATACACTACGGTTTACGGCTGAGCAGATTGCAGCCCTAACGCCATATGAGCTTTTTGCCCTCTGGGACGGAGAAAAACTCATGCGGCAAACCCGGCAGCTTGATCTGGCAAATCTGGTCACCGTCCATTACCTGAACAATCACCGCCGCAAACATGCCCGCATTATAAAAGTTGAGGACCTGTTTACAGATGGCCGTTTCAAGAAGAAACGCGGACGCAGTGAGTTCACAGAAGAAGACTGGCAGCAGTATAAACGTATTTTCGGATAAGGAGGAACTATGGCAGAAAAAATAGAGGTCCAGATAAATGGAGAAAGCCGCAGCTTTGACGCTGCGGCAGCAAGGGCAGCCCAGCAGGCCGCGCGACTTGAAACTGCATTACACAATGCTGCGGCGGCAAAAAGCAGAGCAGAAGCAGCGGCGGTTAAAGCTGCTAGCGCCACCCAAAATCTGGCTGCAGCCCAGAAAAAAGCTGCCGACGCTGCCAGTGATGCTGCAAAGAAAAATGACCGAACCAAAGCATCTCTGGACGGTATAAAAACAGCCGCGAGTCTTGCCTTTGCCGCGCTTGCGGCAGGAGCAGCAGCAGTAGGCATGAGCTCCGTTAAAGCAGCCGGCAAAATGGAGCAGCTGGAAATTGCCTTTACAACAATGCTTGGCAGTGCTGACAAAGCAAAAACCATGCTAAACGAACTGCAGGATTTTGCCCAGGCCACTCCATTCGATCTGGAATCTGTAACCAATGGTTCCAGGCGTCTTCTTGCCATGGGTTTTGCTGCTGAACAGATCATCCCGGTCATGACTGCGGTCGGTGATGCAGCTTCCGGGCTTGGTCTGCAAGCCGATGGTATTGACAGGATCACTCTTGCGATGGGTCAAATGGCCGCCAAAGGTAAAGTTTCGGCAGAAGAAATCCGGCAACTGGCAGAAGCCGGTATCCCTGCGTGGAAATTTATTTCTGACAGTCTTGGCATAACTATCCCGGAAGCAATGAAAAAAGCCGAGCAAAGCCAGATCAGTGCCGCACAGGGACTGAATGCGATAGTCGCCGGCATGAATAACAAATTCGGCGGTATGATGGAAGCTCAATCTAAAACGATCGACGGCATGTGGTCAAACCTTATGGACTCCATTAGCCGCACGTCTATTGCCGTTGGTAACGATATTGTAAAAACCTTTGATCTGCATAAACGCCTGGCGTCGGCTATGGACTTTTTTGACGATTTCAGAAAACGTGTCGATAATTCCGGCCTGCGCAGCGCCATCATCCAGAGCGTGCCGACCGAGGTCGTTGCCGCTGCTTTTGTTGCTATTGATATAGCTGTTGTAACAACATTACTGCCGGCAATCAGTAAAGCTATAGCCGCCTTTAGGGCCCTGCGGGGCGCCATGCTGTCAACGCCGATCGGTATTGCTGCAACCGGTGTCGCAGCTCTTGCCACAGCGGCCTATGACAAAGCGCAGCAATATGAACGCGGCGGCCAGGAACGGCAGGATCTGCTGCAGGGTGTGTTTGATGCCGAAGGCGTCAGCGGTTATGAAGATTATATCAAAGCGGCAACTGGAGCGCCTGAAACCGTAGCAGACTGGCGCAAAATCGAAGAATCAGCGGCCGCCGCGGCCAAAAGTGCTGAGTCTGCAGCTAAAACGCAACCAGATTTTAGCAATCTTGGCAACTACAGCGCCGATACAGCATCCGGCAGCAGCGGCAGAGGAAAACAGACTCGCGACACCTCTGCCCAGGAAGCCAAAGCATACCTTGATCTGTTTGATAAAGCCCTGCAAAAAGCGGAATCTTTCCGATCTACCTGGGACAGTATCACCGGAAAAACTACGACCATGTTTGATAACGCAGCTGAACAGGTCCAGAAAGTCACCGATTCTTATAATGCAGTGCGTGATGCCAGGATAAAAGCTGAAACCGAAGGTAATACCAAAGCTGCCGCGCTGCTTGCCGAAACTGAAGCACAAAGGCTGGCGCTGATGCAGGAAACTGAAACCAAAGCCAAAGAAATTTTTGCAGACAGCCTTCTGCAGCGTAAAAATGCAATGCAGGAATTTAATAACGAAATGCAGACACTGGCAGAAAACAACCAGGCAGCAATTTTAGCAGCTTTTCAGGGCCGCCTGACTGCTGAGCAGGAAATGGAACTGGAACAGAACCTTGCCCGGCAGCAGCAGATGCTTGAAGAACAGGAATTGCGCCAGGCATACTATGACTGGCAGCTGGAAAGCCAGGAAAGCCTGCTGTCGTTTGGTCTGGAAGCAGCGCAGACGTTAAAAGACGGACTTGCTTCGGGTCTTGCCAGCGTAATAACCGAAGGTGCTAAGCTCGGAGACGTGCTTAAAAATCTTGGCAAACAAATCCTCAATATGTTTATTCAGTGGGTCGTCGGCCGTCAGCTGGCCGCTACATTTTCCAAAATGGCAAATAAACTTGCCTTTGCTGAAACAAAAAGTATAGCAACTGCCAGTGCCGCCGCCTGGGAGCCAGCCGCAGCTTTGGCAGAGGCCGCCGTTCCCGGATCTATCGCCCGCGGCGAAGGTCTTGCAGCCGCAGTAGCCGGCAAAGCTGCCGGCATCGGTGCTGATATTTTCAGCAGTAATTACGGCAGTCTTGGCTCTGACAGTTTTATGAACGGTGGCCTTGACAGCGCCATGGGCGGTCTGAATACCGGCAGTGCCAATCTTGGCTCCGGCGACTTTATGTCCGGCGGCATAAGCAGCGCACTTGGTGGCGGTGGCAGCAGCATAATAAGCGTTACAACAAATAATTATGGCTCTATCAATAACGGCTGGGACGCCGATCAGCTTTTGGGCGGCTTAAACGATAGTGTCCTTGGCGCATTAAGGAGTTCTTAAATGGCAGTTAAAAGAGTTTTATACGACCATAAAACAGCCTATCCTGATGATTATATAACCGTGGTATCGGCAACCGGGGTCATGCAGCGGCTCTACCTGCGTATTGGAGTAGATAATGTCAATGACCTCAAAATGCGCATCAAAGAAGCTGACAAAGCTTTTTCTCATGGCAGTTATGCTTACGGCGACGGTAAAGTCGAAAGCCGTAAAATAAAGCTTTCATGCCATATCCGGGGACGGGATCAGCGCGATCATGACCGGCAATACAATGAACTGATCAGCCTGCTCGCCCAAAGGGCTTATTCACTGCGTTTGGCCAGAGCAGACCGCGAATACCATATCGCAGGCTTAACAGATGTCAAGCAAAAATGGGTCAAAGGCTTTAAGTGGAACTGGTCAGATGTTGATATCACCCTGCTTTTGACAGATCCATTTACCTACGCAACAGCTGACACGGTGCAAAACATTGAGTTCAGCGAAGCGCAGACTGATGCAGCAATCAGCTTATATAATGACTCATCTATAGATGTACCGCTGATAATTGAATTTTCGCCGCTGGAGGGGCAAGCGATGGATAATGTTAAGATCGTCCATACTGACAGCGGCGAACAGATGCAGCTGACCGATGCACTGCTCAGCTATCCGCATAAAGTGCGTATAGACGGCAACGTCGGCACAGTAAGACGTGACAATGACAACAGCATCAATACCTTTTCGGGCGTCTTTCTTCATGCGCTGGCCGGGCGCAATGAATTCAAGTTCACCGGTAGCGCAGGACGGATAAGCATAATTTACAGATCAAGGTGGTTTATATGAGTACAGGCAATCTTTTATATGGATTATATCCATATGGCAAATATATACACGCCGGACTTGTTGGTATTGCCGGCGGTTATACAGATGACCAGATCGGCTACCTGCCCGATCGCTTCGATGCCATTGCCTACAATAAAGATGGTACTAAATCAGCAATATTTTCCAGCGGCGTCGAAGGCAATGCGCTCGAAAAAATCACTTTTGAAATCGTCGATACAGGCTGCGGCAAAGCAGAGTTTACCTTCCGGCGCCTGCCAACAAATACAGAGCTGTCTGTAGATCAACGCATTGACATTCACCTGTTTAATGATCCGCGGCCCTGGTGGAGCGGGTATATTTTAAACTGCCCGGCGCAGGGCAGCACAGCCGACAGCTACAAATACACGGCTCATGGTTACTATAACAAACTGGACGCAGTCGTGATTTTCGCAGACTATTTGAGCGATGAGATATCTGAGATAGTTTCTGAAATAGCGCGGCAAGCAGAACTTAAATCAGGTCTGAATTATAATAGAAACTTACTGATAAATACAAACTATACAGCATCACGGATCCAATTTGATGGCGTTACAGCAAAAGATGCGCTAAAACAATTATCTGACTTTGCAATCGATTACGTTTACGGCGTTGACGAATACCGCCGTTTGTTCTTCCGTCCGCGCAACCGCGAGGTCAATGAACAGGCCCGCTTCTGGGTAGGTGAGCATCTTAACAGCTTCGAACCGCAGGAAGACGCTGAAAAAATTTATAACGTTATTCCGATCAAAGGCGCTGCAGTAGATGGCAACGGCGAGCAATGGATCGCGACAGTTGAAGATGCTGCAAGTCAGCTTAAATATGGGATACGTGAAAAGATATTAACACTTCCTTCGGCTTACTCAGCAGCTGATGCTGAGCGCTGGGGACGCAATCAGCTGACATCTGTCGCGTACCCGGTGCAATCTGCTAAAGTAAAAGTTGTGCATTTGGAATACCCTCTGGCTGACGGCCGCTTTAACGTCCGAAAAATGTGGACTGACGGCGAGGCGGTAATTACCGACAGACACGGCGTGGCACATCAATACCCGATATCAAAACTAAAATATACTGTATCTGCAAGTGATGGCATCAAATGCGATATGGAACTCGGCAAGCCGCCGGAAACTGTAGATGTCTACCTGTCTAATTTGTCCAGGTATGCAAAAGACCTGGAATTACTACAGGCAGCAGCGACCAAACAGCTTAAATAGGAGGTAAAAAATGGCAAATCCAAGCAATTACAGATATGATGCATATTCTGACATTCCATCCAGCATAACACTGACAGAGCGGCATTTAGTGCCGGCTATATCTCCGTACGTAGTTACGCTTGCTGAGGTCCCGGTCAAGTCGGCTCCATCGACTACATCAGCCCGATATATAAATACTATTTCCGGCAGTTCCGTTACCTATGGAGATTTACTGACAGAGGTATCTGCAACCCCGGTATCCGGGCAGTATTACCCGGATTACCACACAAATGCCGATAATAATGAAAACTGGAACACAGGCCAGATTCTTTTTGCTGCCGCAGATGCCGGGAAGATGATCGAAGTGACCTATTCAGCCAAAGGAACATTAACAGGTGTTACTTCGGCAGCGTATCCATCGTGGTGGCGCGATCGCGGCGACGGCAGCGACGGTGATTTCTACCCTACAGGCAACGTAACGATCAGCGGACGTAAGAATTATCGCAGCGTATACATTCCCGCCGGTGTGACTGTAACTGTCAACGGCTTTGTTGATATCCGCTGTCAGGGAATGTTTATAAACGCTGGCACCATAAACGCCAGCGGTGGTGGAGGACAACCCGGGCAGCAGGTGAAAATAAGAAAGCTATACGGGGCAAGTATAGGGGTTAACGGAAATCCTGGCGAACCAGCAATCGGCGGCGGAGCTGGGGGGGCGGCTGGTTCCAGTTCAGATTCAGGATATTATGGAGTAAGCAGCAGCGGGGTTAAACTAGGCGGTTCAAGGATTGGAAGTCTTGATGCTGCAGGCATTTTAGCAGGCTGCTATAGCGAAGAAATTCTCGGAGGCGGTGGTGGATCAAGCCCAGGTGTGTATTCAGTCTCCGAAGAAGGTAGCACAGAAACACTGTCAGGTGCAATCGGAGGCAGCGGTGGCGGAATGATTCGAATTGTAACAAAGACACACAAAAATACAGGAACCTATATATCAACAGGGTATTCCGGTAGTTCTGCCACATTAGACAGCGCGATACAAACTGGTGGTGGCGGAGGCGGTGGTGGTGTGGTACTTGTAGTATGCGAAAGGAATTTAATTTCCGGTACTGCCAGCATCGGCGGCGGAGCTGGGGGTGCATATGGCGGCAATGGCGGTGACGGCTGGTATCGCGTGATTGAATTGGGGGTGAGCTGATGATAGTAACCAACGGAAAAGACATTGTTTGTTCATATGGTGATACCTTTAATTGCGCATGGGAAGTAGAAGGCGTAACAATAGCTGATAATATTACATTTTCAATCAAAACGACCGAAGGAAGTACCGATGTTCTTCTTTCAAAAACATGTGAAGTATCAGGTCAGCTTATCACTGTAAATATTACTGCAGATGAATTTGCTGAAAAATTACCGGTTGGTGATTATAAATATGATCTTGTTATGGTTGCGGACGAAACAAAAACAACATTGTTATTTCCCGCAAACTTTCACGTAAAGGCGGTAGTACATGATGAATAAGCCAATCAAGGTAAATGTACAAACACCTAAAATCACGCTGCAGGCTAAAGCAGGCCTCGAAATAATCCAGTACGGTACATTGACCGTTGGCGAAACAACTACCCTTGCAGCCGGGGAAAATGCAACGGTATTAAACAGCGGCACTATTGAAAATGCAGTTTTGAATTTTGGTATACCAAAAGGGCATGACGGCATCAATGGCAAAGACGGCACAGCGGCCACAATTACTATCGGAACCGTAACAACAGGAGAACCGGGCAGTAATGCAAGTGTAACCAATGTCGGAACAGATACAGCGGCCGTACTTGATATATCAATCCCCAGAGGTGATAAAGGCGTTGACGGTACAGGTGCAGGTGATGTAATAGCTGCTGCCGATAACACTTTCACAGCCACAAATACCTTTGACGGAATTTTAAAAACAAAATCTGACATGCAGGCAGTCGGCTCATTACCGACAGTCTTACAACGAGGGGACTCAAATATTCAGACCTATACCCTTAAAAACGGTTTGAACCGAAGTGTAGTATTTAGAGACACTGGCGATATGACTGGATATGCCAAAACGTTTATTCTTTCTGTTGCTCGGTCAGGCGGAACTGGCACATTCAGCATTGGTTCTAACAATGGCATTGGAGCTAATACTCCTACAGTTTACATGGTGGATGGTGCCTTGCCTGATATTGCTGATGGAGAGGTACTAAAAATTGCGATGGAAGTTAATGAGCCTGCGAATGCTATCTTTATCTATATCCTCGGAAAGGTGGCATTGTAATGGGCTTGTCAAGCAAATTGATATTAGCGTCAAAGAAAGCAGGAACGCTTATAAACTGGCAGGGAAACGCAAGCCTTGCTTTGACATATGCAGGAATAGACGCATATGTATACAGTTATACCCGTGCTTATCAAGATGAAGGAGAGGGGAGCTTGTCTCCCTTACTGCAAACAGTTAAAAACGATACCCAAATTTATAATTTAACTCTTGCAGTCGATCCTAATAGCATAATGTTATTTGAGGCAGCATTGTACTTTTATAATCTTCCGGAGCCTGCCCCTCCTGCTTCCAAAAGGTTTACTGGGCTGTCAAGGCTTATTGTTCACTCTACGACAGGAGGAAGTCCCTTTGTCATAGATAATATGGACAGTCTTTTTGATCCTAACAGTAATTCTTATAACATTTTCAGTGATGATTTAGCTAATTGGGGCTATACAAATCTAACAGCAGCAGCGACTTTAGATTTTACTTTTGAATTGGAGTGGTACGAATGATGATACATAAGGTTGTTAAGTATAAGTACGAAGGTAATACCTATGACAGCTTTTCGCAACTTAAACAGGCATATCCATACATAAGTTTTCCTGTCGGTGCAGGTGATGATGTTCTGTTGGCTTTAGGTATTGAAAAGGTGGAAGCATACCCGCCTTTGGAACGCTGTAAGGAACTGTTAATCAATGCCGCTAAAATGCACAGAAATACCGCAGAGGTCGCCCCTGTTGAGTACAGGGGTAATACCTATGACTTCGATACTGATAGCCGTGACAGGCTGGATATTGCGTTAAAATCTTTATCGGTACAGGGTGAAGATGCAACAATCGGCTGGGGTATGGCAGATAATACAACAGCGACAATAACAGCAGCTGATATTATGGGCGTGTTTGTAACAAGCGCGGTCAGAAGCAATGCACTGCATGAGCAGTACCGATCGATCAAAGAAAAAATCGAAGCTGCTCAAAGTGTAGAAGATCTGAATGCAATTGATTTAGAAGGGATATAGTAAATGAGACAACCATTATACGTAAGTAAACACTGGAGTGTCACAGAGTGGGATTGCTACAAACGTAGCCAAAACGAATATGCATGGGACAATAAATATAGCAGACTTTGTACAAATGATATCAATACAGCAAATTTATTTAAAATTTTGGATATGCTGCGTTCTTGGAATTCTAACTGGGTTATCAATACTACGAATGCCGGTTATAAAAGTGGTTTTAGAACCATAGAGGTAAACTTAGCTGTCGGCGGTGAATCAGAAAGTTATCACATTAAAGGGTGTGCTGCGGACATCCATATTGCAGGACAAGATGATACAGCAGAAGCGTTAGCTGATACTGTACTTATAGCTGCTGAAGCTTATGGACTAGAAGGTCAATTAGGAATAGGTTATTACAGTGACGGATGGATTCATATAGATACCCGCGGCTATACATGGAGATGGTAA